CGTACCGCGTTGCGTTTTGCGTTTTGCGTATGAAACCAGTATCCGTACCGCGTTGCGTTTTGCGTATGAAACCAGTATCCGTACCGCGTTGCGTTTTGCGTCTTGCGTATGAAACCAGTATCCGTACCGCGTTGCGCCTTGCAGGGTGATTAGGTAATTACCTAATGGGGCAGGGTTTTTACAATGTTACCTTTTTCCTTGTAATGTTACCCTAATGTTACCTTTTTTCGACCTAAAAAGTAACAATACAAAAAGTATCTAAACGTGCTGTTTCGTATCAGGGCATGACTAGGCATATGCGTAAAATCCCCCTTTTTATACTCTTTTTAATAAATAATATGTAATGTTACTTTGTACCTCTATAGTACGCGGAGTTGAAAACTTCAGCCCTTTGTTACCTCCCCTCTCACCTTAAATTCCTACCCTCATATTTCAGCCTAAAAGGTAACAAAGTAACATTGTAGTAATATCAATGACTTACAGACCTCACGTAGGTACAAGTAGGTACAACCTAGTACACGCTACCGCTACACACTAAACAACACGTTTGTACACGATTTGACATAAGCCGCTACTAGCGTATAATGGTTACATGGCTCGGGATTTTGAGCCTACGGAGTAACACACCTTAACAGATCAACACAAACCCATTAGGTAATTACCTAATCAACCAAAGGAATACAGATATGCTAAAGGTAACGAAGCAGGGACTGATACAGCTAGCTGAGAACGGAAACACAGTGGTCATTGTAGGCGATGACTTTAAAGGTTCTATACTAGACTACGCACCCATACGCAACAGGGTGATTATGGTGACTATGGTAGAAGAACACATCGATATGCCTGATACTCGTATGGAAGATGAATAAGGTATAACCAAGCACCACACAAACCCATTAGGTAATTACCTAATCAACAAAAGGAATACAGATATGACAACTATTAATGAGAGTGCAGAACCTGAAGTATTAGAAATGGAAGTAGGTAACGACTATGGCAGCCTCCTAGTATGGGAGTTACGTGGTACCTTCTATTGGTATGTTTCAACCTACACGCGGACTAATTACGAGACTGATGGGGAGAAAATAACTGAGGAGCTATACAGACAACTTGTATTGCAGTATTACACAGAGAATCCAACGAAGACTGTACCACTTCGCCACTGTTGGGCCTCTCCTCATCGCCATGACGAGGTAGAGTACGAGTACGAGTTAGAGGACGATGACGATGACGAGGTAGAGTACGTGTACGATAAGGATGAGATTTTGCGCGAGCAGGAAGCACGAGCAGTACTTGAGAAGCAACGTGATGAACTTTACCGCAAGGACAACCCCATAAGTGAGTACGCAACCCCCGCGTTAATGTTGCAGGGATACTACGACGGGCACGTAGATAGAGACGCTATGCTACGTACGTTTGATGAGGCTAGTGTGTATCACGTAGTGTGTGATGTTACTGGCCTGATTACACTGGAGGACCCAATGGTGCCAAAGTCTCTCTCGCAAGCCACCCACCAATCTAGCCAACACAAACCCATTAGGTAATTACCTAATCAACCAAAGTGAGAAACTATTATGAACAATCTAAATCAAATGGTAACAGCAACAGCACCACAGGTAAGCGCACCATCCATTGGATCAAGTGCCATGCTAGTAGAGTTAAAGATTAGTTGTTGGACTGGCCGTAAGAAAGACAAGTCAGCATCCGCAACAGTGACGAGCCAGAACTATGCCGATAAGGGCACGGCATCAGTCAATAAGAAGTTACTGGGTAACTGCGATGAGTTGACCGCGATACAGAAGTTTGTAGGCAACACACGTAACATCAACTACGCATCGACAATGCCGTGGTCTGACCTAGGGCTACGACTGCTACCGACAGCGCAGTACTTCAACTATCACAAAGAGCTTACCGAATTACAGTCTGAGTTCTTTACCATGGCCGACACGTTCTGTAACAACTACACGTGGGAGATTAGCAGGGCACAGGCACGACTAGGTGACCTGTTTAGACGTGAGGACTACCCGACTGAGGAATCCATACGCAGTAAGTTCGCCTTCACTATATCCTACATACCACTGCCCGATGCAGGTGACTTCCGTATTGACGTGGGCAACGAGCAGCAGCAGGTATTGGCCGACCACTACAGTGAGTACTACAGCAAGCAGCTAGAGTCTGCGATGGGTGACGTGTGGCAACGTACGTACAAGGCACTCACCAATATGTCAGACCGACTAGACTATGGGGGCAGTGACAAGAAGAAAGTGTTCCGCGATTCCCTAGTGGACAACGTGCTCGACATGGTAGAAATGCTCAACGTGTGTAATGTGACAGGTGACAGCCAGATGTCCGAGATGGCACGTAAACTAGACGATGCGCTACGCGGGGTGACTCCAGATGGATTGCGTAATAACGAATCATTCCGTGCCGAAACTAAACGGGTAGTGGATGACGCTATCAAGTCACTACCATCATTGGGGATGTGATATGTACTACGTTGAAGCCTACGATTCAAATGACAGGCAGGTACTGGGCAACCTTGATGGGCAGACAGTGTTACGAGTGCGCAACTACAAGCGCACCAAGCACTACAATAACCTGAGAAACATGCGCACGCACCGCGTGTCGTACTACAAGATCGTGGCCGTTGATGGTCGCATTGTTGAAACACTGTAACTAACCATTAGGTAATTACCTAATCAACCAAAGTGAGAAACTATTATGAACACTCAAAATATGTACGCACTATCGCTAGACCAGATCGCCAACGCTATCGCTACTGTTGGTCACAAACGCACCATACTCGTAGAGGGTCACATGGGCAACGGCAAGTCATCACTGTTAAAGACGTTAGCAGGTAGATTCCCCGACCACGTACCATGTTACTTCGACTGTACCACCAAGGACTTAGGCGACATCAGCATACCATCGCTCAACACCGAGGAAGGTTACGTCACATACCTACCCAACGAGGAGTTTGGTATACACCTAGGCAAGCCACTACTTATTAACATTGATGAGTTAGGTAAGGCTAATCCCGCAGTGAAGAATGCTCTCAACATTACTATGCTAGAGCACAAGGTAGGCACAAAGAAGTTACCAGAAGGTAGCATTGTGTTCGCTACTACCAACCTAAGCGCAGAGGGTGTGGGCGACCTGTTACCCCCACATACCCGCAACCGCATCACAGTAATCACTGCACGTAAGTCTACCAGTGACGAGTTTATTGAGTGGGGTATCAGCAACGATGTCGATCACAGTGTGCTAGGTTTCGTGCGCGAGTTCCCGCAGGTACTACAGGGCTTCGAGGATGTTAAAGACCCGAAGGACAACCCCTATATCTACCACCCTAAAGAGCAACGTGCCGCGTTTATCACTCCGAGATCATTGGAGGCCGCAAGTGACGTGCTCAAGCTACGCGATATGTATGACGATAACACCCTGACAGCTTTACTTATGGGTACTATCGGTGATCGTGGGGCGATGGATATGATGGCGTTTGTGAAGCTGGCCGACCAGCTACCGAGCCTACAGTCTATCAAGGACGATCCGCTCAATGCCAAAGTACCTGAGTCAGCGTCAGCCATAGTTATGACAGTGTATCGGGCACTGGGTGCTATGGATCGTAGCTGGGTGGATGCGTGGGTTAAATACATGCAACGACTAGACAAGGAATCACAGGGTCTGTTTGCCAATGGCATACGAGCCAACACATACGCGCACCGTACCGTAGTCATGCAGAACAAGCTGTTTACTGAGTGGGCTATGCAGAACAACTACATGTTCGCCAGTGACAAGGTATGAAGATAACGCGTAGCGAATTGTTACAACTAAGACTACACCCTACCAAGTTTAAGACGTGTGGTAAGTACGAGTTGGCGGAGGATACTCGCAATAGGTATTGTCGGTGTACCAAGCCAGCCGGTGACTGGGTATCAAGGTGTAGTATGTGTGGACGTAGAGTCCGAGTATTTACGGGAGTAAATCATGTTAAATATAGGTAAACAACTTACAGCAGAGGAGCGACTGTCCAAAGCAGTCGTAGCCATCATGGGACACCCCCGATACATAGCACTAGCAGGTGTATTGATGATCGGGGAGAAGACTGTCGAGGATGACGTACCGACAGCGTGTACCAACGGACGTGATGTCAAGTACGGGCGTGCATTCGTTGACGGACTTACCGATGCCGAATTGCGTGGGCTAGTACTGCACGAGGACGAGGGGCACAAGCTATACCGCCACCTCACTACATGGCGATGGATGTATGACATTGACCCACACCTAGCTAACTGCGCGTGTGACTACGTTATCAACATCAAGATCGTCGATGACAACAGGCAAGATGGGTTCGCCAAGCTACCCGAAGGTGGGCTAGTAGATGAGCGGTTCCGTGGTATGGACAGCGCACAGGTGTTCAACATACTCAAGGATGAGCGTGATCTCAACGAGGACATGCGAAGGATTGCTGATGAGGATGACGGTGATGACCCACAGGATAACGAGTCAGAGGGTGAGGGTGAACCTTCCAGCTCCCCGGACGGTGGTAGCGCAGGATTCGATGAGCATGATTGGGATGGGGCGCAGGAACTATCCGATGAGGAGCAACGTGAGTTGGCGCGTGACATTGACGAGGCTATCCGTCAGGGTGCTATGGCCGCAGGTAAGCTGGGGGGCAGTCGCGATCTCGATGAGTTATTACAGCCACAGGTTGATTGGCGTGAGGTGTTGCGTGAGTTTATACAGACAACGTGCGCAGGTAACGACTACTCTACATACGCCCGACCCAATCGCAGGTTGATGAGTCAGGGTATCATCATGCCTAGCGGTATCAGTGAGCAGGTAGGTGAGTTAGTGATCGCTATTGATACGTCAGGCTCTATTGGTCAGGCCGCGTTGACATCGTTTCTGTCTGAGGTCAAGGGTGTATGTGACACAGTAAAACCTGACAAGGTACGAATACTGTACTGGGGCAGCAGTGTTGTTGGTGACGAGGAATACAACATGCACGAACTAGACAACCTGACTACATCCACCAAGCCTATAGGCGGTGGCGGTACAGACGTGACATGCGTTACCGAGTATATGCAGGGCGCTGGTATCAAGCCACAGGCATGTATCGTTCTGACCGATGGCTATTTGTACAACGGTTGGGGTTCGTGGGATTGTCCGGTACTATGGACAGTGTTAGATAACAAAAGCGCATTACCCGATGTGGGTAAGGCAGTACACATCAAGTCGAGGGATATGTAATGGCGGCAAGACTTATAAAGTTTGTGGGATCACACTCTAGGTTAATAACAGGGCATATGTATTCTGCTAGGGACTATGCAAACGCGGCCAATATATCTCCGCACGCTATGGCTACTAGGCTACATAGGACATTCGAGGTAAACAACTCACACTTGTTACCAATAAACAAAGACACTAGGTTCGGGGGTGGCGACACCAAACGTACCCCCCGTGACCCCGCAGATAAGTCTAGGTTCGAGACACTCGGTGAGAAGTTATCAGGCGAGTGGATAAACAAGAGGATAGTAGGATGAGTGAAGATAATAAGTACGGGCATGACATAGGTAGGGCGCACCTATCTACCGCAGAAGAGCTACGTATGGAGTGGGCGGAGGCTATCAACACTGTCGAGGAGGCACTGGAGTTCTACTACGACCATGTGAGGGACACACCGACGGATAGTGAGTATGATCGCAATGACGTGGGAACAGTACAACGTGCGTGGCAACGCATACAACAGGGGTAATGTATGGATAACAATAAGAAAGGGGACATCATGTACATACTAGCGGGGGTAGTAATACTAGTAGTGTACGCGGTGGTAAACGATATGGCATACACAGACTGCTTTATGCAAGGTATATGCTAACTAATCATTAGGTAATTACCTAATCAACTCGGAGAAATATTATGGCTATGTATTATTATGGGCTAGACAGTTTCACTCACGTGGAACATTTGTATAACAACACCAAACCAATCAGGGGTACTAGCATAGTGCCTCTCGGTGATCGCAGACGTAAGTGGGAATGTATCATCAAGTTATCACCACACCAGTACGTGTTATCAGATCGCGGGGAGCATGAACAGTCGCACACTGCCGCAGTGGTCTGGGTTCGCAATGCCGATGGTACTGACACGGTGCAATTCCGCAACGAGACAGGTGACTACGCGCACAATGGTAGGTACACGTTCCTTGGGCGGTGTATGCCTATGGGTACGCGGTTCATAGTAGACAACGGCAAGCAGTACATACTGTGTAGACCTGATAGCAACCGCTACTTTCTACCCAAGGATGAGCGCAAGCCTGTAGTGTTTACCGCAGGAAGGACTAACAGTTCTGTAGCGGGGCACAGACATTACGCACCTTGGACACTGTCCAGTGATGAACACCCTATACCTGTCACACGTGTACGTGTTAACAAGGAAGCCAAGGCACCGTACAAGAAAGCTATAGATGAATACCTACACTGGGCATGGACTATGACCCCCATACTTGAGGGGACTATGAACTACGAGTCTAACCGCGAGGCTAGGATGGCGGCTGGTAGCATGGGTGGGGGCACGTTCAGAGACATGTTAGTAGAAGAGCAACACGAACAACGTACCACTATGGTACACGCATTCCTGTGTGAACTAGCAGATAGCATGGGTAACAACTATAGGTACTGGATAAGCCCCTTTAATATAAATAGTAACGTCAGCCTAACAAGTGACCCTAAGAAGTTCCGCGCCAAGTTCAATGCGTGGGTAAATCATAAGGGTGCGTTCACTGACTCATTTGAAGAATTCAGAGGGGGGAAATAACATGGCTATATTTGCATACAACGAAGCAGGAAGGTTCAAAATATGTTCGGTTGCTAATGCGCAGGAGATTCCACTGGAGTCACCTGTAGGTAATGCGACAAACCGCCTTGAGTTGGCGTGGTTTATAGCTGAGATCAAGAAAGCCTTTAGGGGGTGTGAGATACGCCCTAGTGACAGTGAGTCTCGACACGCGGTGTACTACGTTTACATGCCCGAAGATGAACTCGTGATGGGATATATAGATGTGGACTTCTGTCACGCAAGGGAGAAGTTAGTGTACACGGTGAGTAGCAGGGACGTGACCAATAACAAGTACAGTAATTACTCTGACGAGTTTCGTACTAAGGTCACCGCTGTACAAGGTACCGCTATCAAGAACGCTAAGAAGTACCTACGTAGATTCACTCATTCGGAGCTAGTCAAGGCTACCTATGGGGATTGCGAAGAGGCTATGGCTAGGACATACAGGAGGGCGATATCTGATTTTAGCCGTAACTGGGAAAATCTATTCGGTACTGACTGGAACTCTTCAAAGGGTAGTACATGCGACCCTCTGCTTAATGAGATGTACATGCTGCTGGATTCTGGGCACAAGTTCGTAGACTTGGACGTACCGAACAACCTAACTACTTTACGTGAGGCTAGGACAGTAAAGGATCAGGCAGACAGTGACAAGAGTCTACCCATGTATGCGGTACGTGTGTACGAGCGTATGGATAAGCAAGCGTTCGACATATGCCCGTTGGAGAATATGGGGTTGATGGCTAGGAATGTGGGGCTGGAATCTGCTACTTACTATGATGACTTACCGGAGGGAGTAATGGGTAAGTTGTCTACTTTGTCTATATGTGAAGTGGGCGAGTACGTACCGCAAGTTGGATACAGATATAGCGAGGCTGTGTTCTATGTAGCGCAGGTATTATAATGGACAATCCGATGGAGATGACTAACTGTTACCGCGTATCTACGCTGGGGTATAAGGATAGTATCGAGGTAACGTGTTTAGGCATGAATTGTGTTGACTCGGAATGTGAGGGGTTATATGATCTTCGTAATGAGGCTGTTCCGAAATGGCTTGTAGAGAGACTTTCGGTTCTTATGCTATGTGACCCAACACCTCCCACTGAACCTGTAGAGGGTGTTGGGAGGCGTATCGACGAGCATACATTCTGGGTTTACAAATAGGGGACTGGTATCGATGGCTATGACACCCGAAGGAAAAGTAAAGAAGAAAATAGTTGAGCAACTGAAAGCGTTGGGATGTTATTACTTTTTTCCCGCTACTGGGGGATACGGTAAGAGCGGAGTACCTGACATAGTAGGTTGTTACAAAGGTAAGTTCTTTGGTATTGAATGTAAGGCGGGCAAGAACATGCCAACAGCTTTACAGGAAAAAAATCTCAGAGAGATAAGCGAAGCGTACGGAATTGCGTGCGTAATTAATGAAGATAACATGAATGATATTGAACTAATCCTTGGAGTACATTAATTATGAGTATTAACGATGCAACACCGCAAGACTGGGATAGATTACGAGAAGCCGCCCCTGCTATAGAGAAGACAGGGTTAGAAGCGTGGAGTTCACTCAAGGGCAGCATGGAAGACAATGTTAACAGCCCAAGTCACTACACCTATGGCAACATCGAATGCATTGAGGGTATAGAAGCAAGCATGACTGCCGAAGCATTCCAAGGGTACTGTAAAGGTGCATGTCTGAAATACCTTTGGAGGTACGAGCGTAAGGGTAAGCCGTTAGAAGACCTCAAGAAGGCGCAGTGGTACCTAAACAAGTTAATAGAAGTTACTGACTATGAGTAAGGGTAGTCGCCAACGTCCAACAGCCGAGACGTTCTGGGATAACTGGGACAACGTATTCAACAAGCCAAAAAGGAAACAAACGATGAATGTATTGAATGGTGTAGAAATTAGTTCTGATAACTTGAGACGGTTATATGAGTACTTTACTGACCCTGCGCAGGGTAGTAACACAGTAGCGTATACCTCCAAGGACACAGGGGTATCTAAGGAGGAGGTAAAAGCGTTTTGCGAAGCGTTTAAGGTTGGCACGGTGTAGGCAATGGATTTAATAACCGTAGACTTTGAAACGTACTACGACAAAGACTTCTCTTTGCGTAAGATGACGACAGAAGCCTACATCCGTGACCCTCGTTTTGAGGTAGTGGGTGTAAGCGTTAAGGTAAATAACAATGACACAGAATGGGCTAGTGGTACGCACGAAGAACTCAAGGAGTACTTACATACTTTTGATTGGGGCACGTCTGTACTTCTATGCCATAACACTTTGTTTGATGGTGCTATTCTTAGCTGGCTATTTGATGTTCATCCTCGCGTCCTCACTGACACTCTTTGTATTGCTCGCGCTTTACATGGTGTCGAAGTTGGCGGTTCTCTCCATGCGCTTACGCAGAGATATGGCCTTGGTACTAAAGGGACGGAAGTACTAGACGCCATAGGCAAGCGTAGGTTGGACTTCACTGACGAAGAGTTAGACAAGTATGGGGACTACTGCATCAATGATGTTGAGTTAACATACAAGTTGTTTAATGTGATGGGCAGGGGCTTTCCTAAGATTGAGCTACGCCTTATAGACTGCACACTGCGTATGTTCGTGGAGCCTGTACTGGAGTTGGACTTAGGCCTACTGGAACAACACCTTGAAGATACCAAACAGATTAAGGAAGACCTGATAACATCTTCAGGTGTTACTAAGAAAGAACTTATGAGCAATCCTAAGTTCGCCGAATTGCTTGAGGGGCTAGGCGTTATACCCCCTACGAAGATCAGCCTTACTACAGGCAAGGAAACATTCGCGTTTGCCAAGAACGATGAACAGTTCAAGGCATTGTTAGAGCATGAGGACACACGGGTACAGGCGCTCGTTACATCACGGTTAGGTACCAAGAGTACGCTAGAAGAATCACGTACTGAGAGGTTTATAGGTATAGCCAAGCGTGGGCTTATGCCAGTACCTATCCGGTACTATGCTGCGCACACTGGTAGGTGGGGAGGTGATGATAAGATAAACATTCAGAACCTACCTAGTCGTGGTGTGAATGGTAAGAAGCTGAAGAACAGTATGCTTGCCCCCGAAGGCTACACTATGGTTGACTGTGACTCCTCCCAGATTGAGGCGCGTGTACTAGCGTGGCTTGCAGGGCAGGATGACTTAGTACAAGCGTTCGCCAACGGAGAAGATGTTTACGTTGTTATGGCGGCTAAGATATATGGCATACCAGAAGACAAGGTAACAAAGGCGCAGAGGTTCGTAGGTAAGACTACTATCCTAGGTTGCGGGTATGGTATGGGAGCGCAGCGGTTTGCGGAACAACTAAAATCTTTTGGCACTCAAATGGATGTCGAGGAAGCGCGTAGAATTATTAGGATTTACCGCGACTCAAACTGGAAGATAAACACCCTATGGCGCGACTGCCAGAACATGTTAGTAGAGATGTCTCGCGGTAACTCAGGTAGTTTCGGCCCTGATGGTATAGTTAAGTACGGGGCGGACGGGCGTAATGGCTGGGTGCTACTGCCATCGGGACTCAAGATGCGGTATGACGACTTACAGTATGAGCAAGGTGAGCGTGGCCCAGAGTTTAAGTATAAGACTAGACGCGGGTACACTAGGATATATGGCGGTAAGGTTACAGAGAATGTATGCCAAGCCATAGCTAGGTGTATCATTGGCGATCAGATGTTAGCTATTGCCAAGAAGTATAAAGTTGCACTAACAGTACATGACTCCGTGGTATGTTGCGTACCAGAGGACGACCTTAAAGGGGCAACCGACTTCATTGAGGGTTGTATGAAAGCAACATCACCTTGGGCAGAGGGTCTGCCTATTACATGTGAATCAGACAACGGTAAATCATACGGAGAAGCAGCAGGTGACTAAAAAACAATTCGATAAGTTTGTAGCAGCTACACACAAAGCGGCTGATAAGGCCATCTTAAAGGCTAGTAAGGACATAAAGGGGCAATCAGAATTTGTAACCCTGCGCGATAGAGGCATAGCATTTAGGGAGTACATGTCACAACCTCTGGTTGTATACAGAATACACTTACTAGCTACGCTAGGGATACTTGGTACATTTATAATCTTAGAGTTAATATCCTATGTCTAATATAACGGACATAAACAAGTTTAGGGAAGGCAAGTCAACTTCTCCTCCCTTAGAAACAGAGGGCAGCTACTTAACTATAGTTGTGGGGGAGGACAGCAACGGGGAAGACGTTATACTTGTAGAGCAAGTGGAGGTAGACGGGGCCACAACTCACAAGGATAGAATAATCTTAACCCCTGACATGCTACACTCTCTTATAGAGGAATTAATAGTGGCCGCAACAATGCTAGGGGAAAAAGAATGAGTATATCTCCATGGTCTTTCTCAAAGATTAAGTCGTTTGAACAATGCCCTAAGAAGTTTTACCATCTAAAGGTAGCGAAGAATTACAGGGAACCTGAGACAGAAGCTATGCTGTATGGTACTGCTGTACACTTGGCCGCTGAAGAATATATCAGGGACGGTACTCCACTACCTGAGAAGTACGGGTACTGCAAAGACGTGTTGGATGCCTTGAATGCTATAGAAGGCGAGAAGATTTGTGAGCTGGAGATGGGGCTTACGGAGAACCTTGAACCATGTGGGTTCCGAGATGACTCTGTGTGGTGGCGGGGCATTGCCGACTTAGTTATCCTAAACAAACGCACCAAAACAGCTTACGTGGTAGACTACAAGACTAGTAAGAACACTAGGTACGCAGACAAAGGGCAGCTAGAACTAATGGCTATGAGCTTGTTTAAGATGTACCCAAAGCTAGAGACAGTGAAGGGCGGGTTGTTGTTTGTAGTATGTAACGAGCTTGTAAAGGACAAGTACTACAAGAAGGACGAGTCTAAGCTATGGGCTAAGTGGTTATCAGACTACAGCCGCATGGAGCAAGCCTTTGATAATGATGTATGGAACGCGCACCAAAGCGGACTATGCAGACGCCATTGTATTGTGACAGAATGTGTACATAACGGGAGAAACTAATGCCGTATAAGAATAAAGCAGATCGTAAGAAACAAAAGAACCCTCCCGTAGGTAGCCCCGCACACGAAGCTCGTATGGAGCGGCAACGCGCTAGGCGTGCTATGGATAAGAAAGGTAAAGATGATAACAACAACGGCAAAGCCGATAAGCGTGAAGGTAAAGACGTTAGTCACAACAAGGCACTAAGTAGAGGCGGTAGCAATAAAGATGGTGTTACAGTAGAGGATAGTTCTACTAACCGTAGCCGTAACTACCAAAGAAAAGGCAGTAAAAAGCCTAGATAAATAATTTGTGGTGTGTGTGTGTGTGTGTGACGCGTGCTTGATGCGTCTTTAAATGATGGCGTGCCACTCCTTTAGGCATTAGAATCAGCGTCATAAAATCGAGCAGTCTAACGGGCTAGTGAGAACATATCTAGTCCCTACATAATGCAGACCTAGCCCTATCTGTGGACGAAGCAGGGCTACTAAAACGGTATGGCGGAGACATTTTTGTTACGTAGGTAGCAAAGCCCCGACCTGACTGGGCTGTACAGTTATTCAGTTATTCAGTCTACCCATTAACAGAATATGTAGGTGTTATCACCTTAATGTGTTAACAAGTAATTATATTTCAGTGTGACGTGGACACCCACTTCATGCTATTTCGCATCGGAGCAACAAATGAAGATAGTAGATGGTAAGGCGTTATTACTTACGTTACGTAACCCCGCAAAGGTTACAGCAGTAATACCAAAGAGCAGAGAACTGCCGAACAACCAAGTACTTGTTAACTGGGGGCTAGAAGAAACACAAGTTCTACGTAACATGAACATAAACGCCCCCTCCCCCATAGAATCTAAGTACAAGTGGACGGGCAAGTACACCCCGTTTGACCACCAAAAGACCACTGCTAGTTTCTTTACTCTTAACCGCAAGGCATTCTGCTTTAACGAGCAGGGTACAGGCAAGACAGCCAGTGCTATATGGGCTTCTGATTACTTGATGAAGCAGGGGGCAATACGAAGAGTACTAGTTATATGCCCTCTGTCTATTATGGATTCCGCATGGAGGAATGACTTATTTAGTTTCGCTATGCACCGTAAGGTAGACGTTGCGTATGGGGCCAAGGCTAAACGCGCTAAGATAATAGAAGGTGACGCTGAGTACGTGATAATAAATTATGACGGGGTAGAGATTGTGGCTGACGCGGTAGCCAATGGAGGGTTCGACTTAATCATTGTTGACGAGGCTACTCACTATAAGAACCCACAGACCAAACGATGGAAGACCTTGAACAAGTTAGTGGGGCCAAGCACGTGGCTTTGGATGATGACAGGTACACCTGCGGCACAAAGCCCTACGGATGCGTATGGTATAGCTAAACTAGTTAACCCTAATGGAGTGCCTAGGTTCTTCGGGTCTTTCCGTGATCAAGTAATGCGGAAGATAACTAACTTTAAGTGGACACCTAAAGAAGACGCCACGACAACAGTGCATAGGGTACTGCAACCTGCCATAAGGTTTACCAAAGATGAGTGTCTAGACTTACCGCCTATGGTGTACGTCAATAGGGAGGTACCCCTTACACGCCAGCAATTGAAATACTACAAAGAACTAAAGAATAAGATGGTCATGCAAGCGGCAGGGGAGCAGATAACAGCGGCTAACGCGGCGGTTAACATGAACAAGTTGCTACAAATATCAGCGGGAGCAGTGTATACCGACACGGGCGATGCGATAGAGTTCGATATATCCCCACGGTATAAAGTATTGCGAGAAGTTATTGATGAGTCTAGTAAGAAAGTATTAGTCTTTGTCCCCTTCAAGCACACCATTGATTTACTGACTAGTAAGTTACGGGCAGACGGCATACCCACAGAAGTAATACGAGGGGACGTACCTGCTGGTAAACGCACGGAGATATTTAAACGGTTCCAAGAGAACGATGACCCCCGCGTATTAGTAATACAACCTCAATCAGCGGCGCATGGTGTAACTCTTACTGCGGCAAACACAGTGGTATGGTGGGCACCTACAAGTTCCCTAGAGACATACGCTCAGGCCAACGCTCGTGTACACAGGTCAGGGCAAGACCACAAATGTACCGTCGTGCAGCTACAAGGTTCACACGCCGAGAAACGTGTTTACGCATTACTAGATAACAGAATAGACATACACACAAAGATGATTGATCTTTACAAAGAAATACTTGACTAGCTAATAATAAGCTACTAAAGTGAACGTCCCTTAACAAAAGGAGAGCGTAATGAGTGATAGCAAGCCTACCGCAGAGCAGTTAACTCAGGTTTATCTAAAGATAAAGGATAAACGTACGGAGCTTTCGACGGTATTTAAAGAGAAGGACGACAAACTAACTGAGCAGTTAGACAAGGTTAAGAAAGCCCTGTTGGGATACTGTAAGGAGCAGGGAGTAGATAGTGTAAAAACTTCAGCCGGATTGTTTTATAGGTCTGCCAAGACTAGGTACTGGACTAGCGATTGGAGCAACATGCATGAATTTGTTTTAGAGCATGAAGTTCCAGAGTTGCTAGACAAACGACTTAATCAGAAGAACATGAAGGATTTTTTAGAGGAAAACCCTGACCTTGTACCTAAAGGTCTTAACGTAGACTCAGAGTATGTAGTCTCAGTAAGGAGGAAGTAATGGCAGCATTCGTACCAATTGAAAACGTAGCAAACCACTTTGCAGTGTCTATATCTACTGTCCGTGCGTGGATACGTACCAACAAAATCCCTAGCGATACTTATATAAAAGTAGGCTCCACTTACCGTTTCAAGTTACCGGAGTTAGAAGCAGAACTTCTAGGTAAACCTGTATCGGTGGGGGAACAAGCCCCGCAAGGCGATATGATGTATGAGCAGCTAGAGTTAGATTTAGATGATGACGCTTGATGAGTAGTAATCGACTACGCCGAATCAGCATACGTGATAGCAAGTTTAATGTTATCGCTGACGGCAAAGAAGTTACTCTAGATTCAAGTACTATGGATGTGGTTATAGTAAACGCCGCTTCAGTATCTCGCGCTTATTTTGGCGATGCGTATGACCCTAACAGGGTTGCGGTACCTACGTGTTGGTCTTCCGACACACAAGTACCATCAGTAGATGTACCTCAAGAGCAACGGCAAGCTACGCGTTGCATGGACTGTCCTCAAAACATTAGAGGTTCTGGTCAGTATGGGGGTAGGGCTTGTCGGTTCTCACAACGACTAGCAGTTGTATTTCGGGATAAGCCCGAAGAAGTGTATCAATTACAAATACCTGCCACGTCTATATTCGGCAGTGCTGCCAAGGGGGACATGGGGATGCAGAACTATGCACGACTGTTAGCTAAACATGATACACCTGTAGTTACTATTACTACTCAAGTTTCTTTTGTTAGTGATAGTGTTGTACCAAAACTTTGCTTTAAGCCAGTAGACCGCTTAGATAAAGACACGCTTGAAATTGTATCTACTATGATTGACCACGAAGATACGTTACAAGCAATCACTATGTCAGTACCTGTAACAAGTGAACCTGTGTCTCCATTCTCGGTAGTGGAAGGTTTTGAGTTAAACGCAAATTAATTTACTAGGATTTATAAACATGGCTACAAATAATCAATACCTTATCAACAACGTAGAAGCCCTATGGCCTCGTATCAATAAGACTTACAAGTTCGACAACGCAGAAAACCGCACGGTTCCGTGTGACGCGTTTGACGAAGGCGCTAAGTACGAGACACGTTTCCGCATGACTAAAGACCAAGCTAAGGCTCTCTTTGTAGAGATGGTTGCAGCATACGAATCTAAGAAAGAAAAAGGATGGCCTGACAAGTTTGATATGCCCTTCAAGAAAGAAGAAGACGGATCGTATTCTCATAAAGCATCCCTAAAAGGGGCGTACGGTAAAGATGCTACGTTTAAACCTGTACAGTATGATAGTAAAGGCGTTAAACTACCAGCCGACTTCATGCTTACCACGGGTAGTACTGTCAACGTGGCAGTTACGTTTACTCCCTATAACATGCGTGAGGCAGGGGTATCCCTTAGAATACGTGCCGTACAGGTAATCAAGTACGTACCTATGGAAGCTGCATCTCCGTTTGGCGCTGTCGAAGGAGGGTTTCAGTTCTCCGCAGAAGATAACCCATTTGAAGTAGTGCCCCCCACTGCACCCGCCGCACCAGCGGAAGTAGTTACCGACGAACTGTTTGGGGGTGATGAAACTGCAAAAGTCGAAGAGCCTAAAAAAGTAGTTAAGAAGAAGGCTCCCGCACCAAAAGCATCTGATGATGCGCTGGCTGACATAGTAGCCGACTGGGACGACTGATACTGTCCCTGTAACACCTTAACTGTAGCTAGGAATATTTCCGAAAAGGGCGTGCAAGCGCCCCTGCTACGATGCCTCTCGGAATTAGGTATACATTATGAACACAGAAGATTTTTTAAGGCGGACACTGGGGAGTGAAGGATATTACTGTCTGTTTTCGTTTCGCACTAAAGACGACAGACGGATACAAAAGTTCTACACTTCCGTAGGGGATATGGCAGATGCCGCACGTGACTTAGACAGTAAGGGATACGATGCTTACTTTGCGCTAGCCACGTTTGAAGAGAACAACTCACGTAAAGTTCCTAACGTGAAACAACTAAAGTCTTTCTTTCTAGACTTAGATTGTGGCGAGACTAAGGACTACCCAAGTCAAGATGAAGCCCTAGTAGCATTACAGGGGTTCTGTAAGACGTTATCGCTACCAAAACCTAAGTTAGTTAACTCTGGGCGGGGCATTCACGCATATTGGTTTCTTTCTGAGCCAGTAGGGTTAGATGACTGGCTACCTGTAGCGGAGCGTCTAAAGAAGTTATGTGCTGAACACGGGCTATTGGCTGACCCCGCTGTCACCGCCGATGCTGCTAGGGTACTGCGCGTACCTACTACACATAACTATAAGACTACCCCTCCTTCCCCCGTAGAGTTTCTCGCGGATGACCATCCTGATGACGTAGACTTCGACAAGTTTTCTGCGTTACTTGGGGGTGGGTTGATACCAGTCCCTAAGAAGATGATCCCCTCTGGGAGTAACGCGGTCATGGATGCGCTGCTGGGTAACAGGCAGAATAAGTTTAAAGACATTATAATTAAGACCATAAACGGTACTGGCTGCGACCAGCTAAAGACTATATGGAAAGACCAAGAGACTTGCAGTGAACCTATGTGGAGGGCAGGGTTGTCTATAGCCAAGTTCTGCGTAGACTCTGAATCGGCAGCACATAACATATCTAAAAAGCATGAGGGCTACACTCCAGAAGACACACGGGACAAGATGGAACTTATTAAAGGGCCATATAAGTGTACGTCTTTTGACGAGTTTAACCCTGACGTGTGCCCAAACTGCCCCAACTGGGGTAAGATAAAGTCCCCCATAGTTCTAGGCAGTAGCGTGATGGAAGCAACCGAAGAAGACAATGTAGTGGAAGTGCCAGCACTAGACCTACCGAACGCTCCAACTACCACCTATGTTATTCCGGCGTACCCTAGGCCCTTCTTTAGGGGTACAAATGGTGGGGTGTATATGCGTACTACTAACGCAGAGGGCGATCCCGACGAGAAGGTTGTATATCACAATGACCTATACGTAGTTAAGCGCATACAAGATGTAGAGATGGGTGAGGCTGTAGTGGTTAGGCTGCACCTACCTAAAGATGGGGTAAGAGAGTTTACTATTCCACTTACCTCTGTTACTTCTAAAGAAGAATTACGAAAGCAGATGTCCATGAATGGTGTGGCTGTCTCAAGAATGGATGAACTTATGGCTTACATGACAACATGGGTAAACGAGTTACAAGCTACTAGCATTGCATCGGAGGCGCGTAGGCAATTTGGATGGACTGACGATTCCTATACATCGTTTGTAGTAGGTAACCAAGAAATATTCGCGGATAGTATAAAGGCCAATCCTCCCTCTACCCCCACAGTGGGGTTGTTTCATGCATTTGAACCCAAGGGTACTCTGCAAGAGTGGATCGACATGGCTAATTTCTATGACCGTGATGGATTTGAACTGCACCAGTATATGGTTGCATCTGCATTCGGATCACCCCTTATGGCACTTAGTCCTATAGCTTGTTCGGGGTTCCACGTGCATAGTAAAGAGAGTGGCCTTGGTAAGACTACCGCTATGTACGTAGGAGCGTCCGTATGGGGCAAACCCGAAGAGTTAGTGCTTGATAAGAACGATACGCAGAACTCCAGAATGTTACGTGGAGAGGTATACCATAACTTACCACTGTACATTGATGAGATGACCAACGCTAAAGGCGATGACCTATCAGACATGGTGTATCAACTGTCTGGGGGTAAGCAGAGAAACCGTATGACAGGTGGTGGAGCAAATACAGAACGGGCACGGGGTAAGCCTTGGAGCCTGTTAGCTGTCACCACGGGCAATACTAGTATTATAGAAAAGATAAGTATGTACAAGAACGGGCCGAAGGCCGAAGCGCAGCGTATGCTTGAGACTAAGGCAGTTAAACTGTTTAAGGAAGCGGGTACCAAGAGTATTACCGATGCCCACGCGCAAAACGCGGTGAGTATATACGGCCACGCCGGAACGGTTTACATACAGTACGTTATGAGTAACTTAGAAGAAGTAAAGAAACTACGCGACTCAGTGCAAGCCAAAATAGATGAAGCGGCGGGGCTTACAGCGGAAAACCGATTCTGGTCAGCAGGTGCGGCAAATAACCTTACAGGAGTGCTTGTAGCTAAGAAGATAGGGCTAGTTAACTACGATACTAATAAGCTGTTTAAGTACATTATTAAGCTACTACGTGAGAATATGAATGCTGTGGCCGATATGAGTTCTTCTGCGGGAGACACACTCAACGACTATATACACGAGCATTGGGGTAGCATACTTAAAATCAAAAGCACTGACGACTTACGCAAGAATCAGGGTAATGGCATGGACGATTTAGTCATCCCCGAACTAGACCCGAAAGTAAGATTGATCGGAAGGTATGAGACTGATCTAAAGCACGCGTATTTGCTACCTAAGCCGCTGAAAAAGTGGTGTGGGCAGCAGCAGATAAATTATGGGTCGTTTATGCAGGAACTGAAAGATGATTTTGAGGCGAAGACTACTAAGATCAGACTCAGTAAGGGTACGTCGATTAGGCTAGGCTTATCGCATGTACTATTTGTGGACTGCTCTAAGCTGGATGTGAGTACACAGTAACGTGTTACTAGTAGATGATTTATCGCCCGACGGAATAAAAATCGTAACAAACTGGGACGCTATGCATGTAGGAGCGTCAGTCTTTATACCATGCATCAACACACAGGCAGCGAAAGAACAAGTTGTAAAGGTGCTTAACCGTAAGCAATGGCAAGTTAAGGCAAAGATAGCTATAGAAAATGGCAGATTAGGTATACGTATCTGGCGGACTATATGATACTATGTGGGACGTAGTGGGACATTCCCCTGACCCACTTCGGTTGTACCCCCTCAACCCCCTGCTCGTTTCCGAGGCGACAGGGGGTTTTTTATTTTGGTATGGGGCCACCTAAGGACTCTGTCGCTCGTAACCGTTCCCTAAGTCTAGGATCAATATTTACTCCCGAATCACTTTCTAGTGCTCTTTTTTGCGCCGATTCTATACTAGCAAAAATGGTGGATTGCTCTATTACCACAAAGGGATGATCCTTATTAAATTCCTCTATACGTGTCATAGCCTCCTGCATACCATTGGTGTCACTGTTTATATACGATCCGGTGTGAGCTGCTAATAATTCTTTTCTCCTCGCGTTTATACCTATGTCTAAGTTCTTCTTACGAGAATTCGATTCCGATTGCAAGGCGTACTCTAAAGGAGGAAACCCTAAGCCAGACATTAGCAAGTCCTTCCCAGTAAGGTTGCCGGATATTACTTGCCCACTTTCTCCGCTATAGCCTCGGGTGTAGTACCCTCTGTCTTCGTATAAACGCCCATAAGGTAGTACTCTCAAGACATTTGTAACTCCTGTGGGCAAAAACTGCTCTATACCCCTCTGCCAGTTATCTCTTTTAATATCTTCCACACCCCGAATCATTTTTTTAAGGGTGCTCCCAGAAGGGCCACCAAGATAAAGAAACATTAATTCTTCTGGGGCAGGGTCTCTCAAGTATCTACTATCCCCAAGTAACAAGTTAGACAGCCCTACACGGTTAGACACGTCCACGCCGGAGTAGTACGAAAGTGGCCCTTTGTACAACATCTGCCCGTGCTTAGAATTAGCGGAGAACAAGTCAGTTAATTCATATAGAGTACTACCTCTAAACTTATCTTCATCGTCATCAGTAAATAAGTCACTTATCATAGCGATAAGCCCGTATATGGGAACTCCTTGTATGCCAGCGAAAGCCGCCGACGATACAAACACAGTTGCAAGTTGTTTAGCCCCTAAAGTACGTATCTCTCTTAACTCTGCCTTAGACATAGTTTTGGTACGCCCTGCTTCCCTAAATATGTCTGCAAAACTTTTTATCATAGTTGTCCACATACGTAGGCCAAAACTCTTGTACATACCCGCTACCCTACCAAGCCCTGCGCGTATGAGTCTGGGTGTAGTTTCTAAAGTAGCGCCGCCGTTGGTTTCGTGGGTGATGTAAGCCGCCTCCCTCGCGGCCATTTCTCTCTT